CTGCTTCTAAAATTACTAAAAAAAATATGTATGTTACTGATGATGAAGATATTGATGGGTTAGACACCACAATAGACTGGAAAAATACATCGGATAACTCTTATGATGGTGAAAAGTTACAATACTTATTACATGATGAAAGTGGTAAGTGGGAAAGGCCAGAAAACATTTTAAATAACTGGCGTGTAACCAAAACTTGTTTAAGATTAGGTAGTAAAATTATTGGTAAATGTATGATGGGATCAACTTCTAATGCTTTAGAAAAAGGAGGAGCTAATTTTAAAAAATTATTTGAAGATTCAAACGGAGGTAAAAGAAATCAAAATGGACAAACTAAATCAGGATTATATAATTTATTTATTCCTATGGAGTGGAATTTTGAAGGCTATATAGATAAATATGGTATGCCTGTTTTATTTACTCCTGAAAAACCAGTGATTGGTATGGATGGAGAAAGTATAAAAATTGGCGCTGTTGATTATTGGAAAAATGAAGTTGATTCTCTTTCTTCTGATCCTGATGCTTTAAATGAATTTTACAGACAATTTCCACGTACAGAATCTCATGCTTTTAGAGATGAATCTAAAATGTCTTTATTTAATTTAACTAAAATATATCAACAAATTGATTATAATGATTCTTTAATTTTAGGACAACATACTACAAAAGGATCTTTTCAATGGGAGAATGGTGTTAAAGACAGTAAAGTAATTTTTAGTCCTAATAAAAGTGGAAGATTTTTAGTAACTTGGACTCCAAATAAAAACTTACAAAATAGAGTTTTTTTAAAACAAGGAATTAAATACCCTGGAAATGATCATATTGGGTCCTTTGGTTGTGATTCATATGATATATCAGGAGTTGTTGTCGGAAAAGGTTCTAACGGGGCTTTACATGGAATGACAAAGTTTAACATGGACGAAGCGCCAAGTAATCAGTTTTTTTTAGAATATATTGCTCGGCCACAAACAGCTGAAATATTTTTTGAAGAAGTTTTAATGGCTTGCGTGTTTTACGGTATGCCGATTTTATGTGAAAATAATAAACCAAGATTATTGTATCATTTTAAAAACAGAGGATATAGAGGTTTTTGTATGAATAGACCAGATAAAAGATTTAATAAACTTTCTAAGACAAAAAGAGAATTAGGAGGTATTCCAAATTCATCAGAAGATGTAAAACAATCACACGCTGCTGCAATAGAATCTTATATAGAAAAACATATAGGAATAGACTTAGATGGTACTTTTAGAGATGAAAATATAATGGGTGATATGCCTTTTCAAAAAACTTTAGAAGATTGGGCAAAATTTGACATTAGTAATAGAACAAAGTTTGATGCAGCAATAAGTTCAGGTCTTGCTATCATGGCTAATCAAAAGCACCTTTACACACCTACTAAAGAAAAATCCAAAATAAGTGTTAACTTTGCAAGATATAACAATGAGAGTTCTATTAGTCAACTAATAAGATAAATGAAAGGAATTACAATAGACATAAAATCTGCAGCATTTCCTGATCAATTTGTTTCAGATTCAAAAAAAGCAACAAAAGAATTTGGACTGCAAGTAGGTCAAGCAATTCAGTATGAGTGGTTCAGAAGAGAAGGAGTTCAACAATGTAGGTTTTATAGTCAATGGGCAGAATTTAATAGATTAAGATTATATGCAAGAGGCGAGCAGTCTATTGCAAAATATAAGAATGAATTAGCTGTAGACGGAGATTTATCTTATTTAAATTTAGATTGGACACCAGTTCCTGTTATACCTAAATTTGTTGATATAGTTGTAAACGGTATGTCGGACAGATTGTTTACAGTAAAAGCTTATGCACAAGATGCCATGTCTTCTGAAAAAAGAGGTGAGTTTCAAAATATGGTTGAAAAAAGTGTTATATCTAAAGACTTATTTAAACAAATAGAAAAAGATTTTGATGTAAAATTATTTAGCATGAACCCTGATGAGTTGCCAGAAAGCGACTTAGAAATGGAGTTATATATGCAAATGAATTACAAGCCTGCTATAGAAATAGCAAATGAAGTTGCAATAAATACTTTATTAGAAGAAAATCATTATGCACAAATCCGTAAAAGATGTGATATGGATTTAATGACTTTAGGAATTTCTGTATGTAAACATATGTTTCAGTTAGGAGATGGAATTAAAGTAGATTATGTTGACCCTGCTAACATTGTTTATAGTTATACAGAAGATCCTTATTTTAAAGATTGTTTTTATTGGGGAGAAATTAAAACTATTCCAATTGGAGAGTTATTAAAAATAAATCCTGATTTAACAAATGAAGATTTAGAAGAAATATCAAAATACAGTCAAGCTTGGTATCAATATTATAATGTAGCTGCAATGTATGAAAACTCTATGTTTTATAGAGATACTGTAACTCTTTTATATTTTAATTATAAAACAACAAATACTTTTGTATATAAAAAGAAACAAACAGCTACAGGAAATTATAAAGTAGTTCCTAAAACAGACGAGTTTAATCCTCCCGAAGAAATGATGGAAGAAGGTAATTTTGAGAAAGTTACTAAAAAAATAGATGTTTGGTATGATGGTGTAATGGTTATGGGAACAAATATTATATTGAAATGGGAATTGGCTAAAAATATGGTTAGGCCACAATCTGCAAGTCAGTATGCTATGCCTAATTATGTAGCTACTGCTCCAAGAATGTATAAAGGAAATATTGAATCTTTAGTAAGAAGAATGATACCTTTTACTGATTTAATACAAATGACTCATTTAAAACTACAACAAGTTATTTCAAGAGTAGTTCCTGATGGTGTATTTATTGACGCAGACGGATTAAATGAAGTAGATTTAGGAACAGGAAATGCCTACAATCCTGAAGATGCATTAAGATTATATTTTCAAACAGGTAGTGTTATTGGTAGAAGTTTTACTCAAGATGGTGAATTTAATAATGCAAAAATTCCTATTACACAACTTACGTCATCAAGTGGTTCACAAAAAATGCAAATGTTAATTGGTAATTATAATCATTATATGAGTATGATTAGACAAGTAACAGGTTTAAATGAAGCAAGAGATGGTAGTATGCCTGATGCTAATTCTTTAGTAGGAGTTCAAAAATTAGCTGCATTAAATAGTAATACAGCAACAAGACATATATTAGAAGGAAGTTTATATTTAACACAAACATTAGCAGAAGCATTATCAATTAGGACAGCAGATGTTTTAGAGTATTCTGATTTTGCTGACGAATTTACTCAACAAATAGGAAAATATAATGTAGGTATTTTAAATGATATTAAAAATCTTTACATATATGATTTTGGTATTTTTATTGAAGTATCTCCTGATGAAGAAGAACAAGCTTTATTAGAATCTAACATTCAAACAGCTCTTTCTAAAGGAGATATAAATTTAGAAGACGCTATTGATATTAGAGAAATAAAAAACATTAAGATGGGTAATCAATTGTTAAAAGTAAAACGTAAACAAAAACAATTGCAAGACCAGCAGCAAAAGCAACAAGAACAACAAATGCAAGCACAATTAAATATGCAGTCTCAACAAGCAGCTGCGCAAATTGCAATGCAAAAAATTCAAATGGAAACTCAATCAGCAATGCAAGTTAAACAAGCAGAGATAGGTTTTGAAATTGAAAAAATGAAAAACGAAGCTGCTTTGAAAGAATCTTTAATGCAAGTAGAATTTCAAATGAATATGCAGTTAAAAGGTATTGAACAATCTCAAATAGACGCAAGAGAACAAAATAGAGAAACTTCAAAAAATCAAAGAATTAGTCAGCAATCTTCAGAACAGTCAAGATTAATTGATCAAAGAAAAAATAATTTGCCTCCTATAAATTTTGAGTCAAATGAAGATAGTATGGACGGGTTTGACCTTGCAGAATTTGACCCAAGATAGCTTAAATAACCGTTAATATAATTATTAACTTTGTATAAATTAAATTAAATAAAATATGAACTTAGATAACATTAAAGTTAAGGCAGTAGAATTTGTTGATGACAACAAATCTAAACAAGAAATAGAATCAGAACTTTTGAAAAAGCATGAGAATGAAATGCAATCAGAAGAAGTTGACTTAAAAAATAAAAAGGAAGAAGTAACAGAGCCTACAGAAGAACCAAAAGAACAAGTAGTAGAGGAAGTTATTGAACCAGAAAAAACTCCCTCGTCAGAGTTAAGTGACGAAGATGTGCTTTCTTATATTAAAAATAGGTATGATAAAGACATCTCTTCAGTAGATGATTTGTTTGCGCAAACAAAAGACAACGATGAATTACCTGAAGATGTGTCTACTTATTTAAAGTATAAAAAAGAAACAGGACGTGGTATTGAAGACTTTTATAATTTACAAAAAGACTACAGTATCATGGAAGATGATCAAGTTTTAGCTAATTACTATGCTAATATTGAAGAAGGTTTGGATACTTTTGATATTCAAGATTTATTGGAAGATAAATTTAGTTTTGACGAAGAGTTAGATGAGCCAAGAGATATTAAAAAAAGAAAGTTAGCTAAAAAAAGAGAACTTGCGAAAGCAAAGAAGTATTTCAATGATCAAAAAGATAAATATAAAATTCCTCTTGAGTCAAGTGGGGGTGGGTTATCTGATAAAGACAGAGAAAAATTTAATGCTTATAAGAGTTATATAGATGAATCTAATACTGTGCAAGAAGTTCAAAAAAAGAAGTATGATTGGTTTCTCAAGAAAACTGATGAGGTTTTCAACAATGAGTTCAAAGGTTTTGAATTTAATGTAGGGGATAAAAATTTTACTTACAAGCCTGGCGATGCATCAGAACTAAAAAATGTTCAAAAAGACGTTAACAATTTCGTTAACAAATATATGGACAAAGAAGGTTTAATTAATGATGCAAAAGGATATCATAAAGCGTTATCAATAGCAATGAATCCTGAAAAATACGCTAAGTTTTTTTACGAACAAGGCATGACTGACGCTGTAGACAATGTTTCAAAAAAATCAAAAAACATTGATATGGAGGTTAGACAAGCTTCTCAAAGTGTATCTAAAGACGGCTTAAAAATAAGAGCAGTTGGAAATACAGACAGTGGTAGAGGACTTAAAATTAGAAGTATAAACCGAGTATAAATTTTAAAAAAATTAAACAATTATGTCAGTACAATTAAACCCAACATTTGCTTTACAGCCATCGGCTCAGAAGCAAGTGTTATCAACAAACTACATAACAAACTTTGATTTCTTAAATCAGTATCTTCCAGATACTTATGAAAAGGAATTTGAACGTTATGGAAATAGAACAGTAGCATCATTCTTAAGAATGGTAGGTGCTGAAATGCCAACTAACTCAGATATGATTAAGTGGGCTGAACAAGGACGATTACATACTAAATATGTAGACTGTGCTTCAGCAGGTGCAGCAGGTGTAAATACAGCAGTAATAACAATAAGTGATACAAACATACCAGGTTTGGTTGCTAATCAAACAAGTATTGGATTAAGAGCAGGTCAAACAGTTATGATTTCTGATAACACACCTGGCTCAACATTATCTAATAAAGGTGTTATTTCTGTTGCTCCAACTCCAGGCGCTAATACTTTTCAAGTAGAGTATTACGAAGCAGGTGGACAAACTTTTGGAACAGGTCAAACTTTAACTGTATTTGTTTACGGTTCAGAATTTGCAAAAGGATCTCTTGGAATGCAAGGTTCTTTAGAAGCAGATGATGTATTCTTTTCTAATAAGCCTATTATTATGAAAGATACTTACCAAGTTTCTGGTTCTGATATGGCTCAAATCGGTTGGGTAGAAATCCAAACTGAAAATGGTGCTAACGGATACCTATGGTACTTAAAGTCTGAGCATGAGACAAGACTACGTTTTGAAGACTACATGGAAACTGCAATGATTGAAGCTGTACCTGCGGGAACAGGTTCTGGTGCAGAAGCTTTCTTAAGTTCAGCTACAGGGGGTGCATTCCCACACGCTGGTTCTGAAGGTGTATTCTTTGCAGTAAACAATAGAGGAAATGTTTGGGGTGGAGGAAACCCAACTACTCTTGCAGGTTTTGATTCTATGATTCAAAGACTTGATAAGCAAGGTGCTATTGAAGAAAATGTAATTTTTGTAAATAGAAACTTCTCATTTGATATTGATGATATGTTAGCTGCACAAAACTCTTACGGAGCGGGTGGAACTTCATATGGTCTATTTGACAATGATAAGGAAATGGCTTTAAACTTAGGTTTTACAGGATTTAGAAGAGGTTATGACTTTTACAAGTCTGACTGGAAATATCTAAATGATCCTACAATGAGAGGTGGTTTAACTGGTGGTGGTGTGAATGGACTTTTAGTTCCTGCAGGATCAACTTCAGTTTATGACCAAATCTTAGGTAAAAATGCTAAGAGACCATTCTTACACGTTAGATACAGAGCTTCTGAAACTGAAGACAGACGTTACAAGACTTGGATTACAGGGTCAGCAGGAGGAGCTGCAACATCTGATTTAGATGCAATGACAGTAAACTTCTTGACAGAAAGAGCAGTTTGTACTTTAGGTGCAAATAACTTCTTCTTGTTCAATTCTTAAACAGTAGTAAATTAATTAAGGGGGGATTCGTCCCCCCTTTATTTTTAAAATTAAATTAAATTAAATATTATTATCATGAAAAAACCACACGAAAAATTTTTATCTAAATCTTATAGATTAACAAGACAAGACGCTCCATTATCTTATATGTTAGCGTCAAGACATTCATCACGATTTCCATTATTACATTTTGACGAAGAAAAAGGGACAAACAGACCATTACGTTATGCACGTAATCAAAAGTCCCCTTTTGAAGATGAGCAAGATGGCAATGCAATATTAGAGCCTGTAGTATTTGAAGATGGGTTTTTAACTGTTGAAAAACAAAATCAAGTTTTACAACAATTTTTACATTATCATCCACAAAACGGCATGGTATTTGAAGAAATAAATAATGCACGAGATGCTCAAGAAGAGTTAGAGTTAGCAGAAATGCAACTTAACGCTCAAATTATGGCTAAAGAATTATCTATAGATAAACTTGTAACTGTATGTAGAGTTTTCTTAGGAGGTAGTGTAGATAAAATGTCAACAGCAGAATTAAAAAGAGATGTTTTAATGTTTTCTAAAGAGTCTCCAGAAGATTTTATGAATATATTAAATGACCCTATGTTAGAACTTCAAGACACTGTAATTCAAATGTTTAGTTCAAATGTATTGCAATTTAAAAACAATCAAAAAGACGTACATTTTAATTATAAGAAAAATAAAAAACGTATGTTAACGGTGCCTTTTGGAGAAGATCCTTATTATATTGTAGCATCTTATTTTCAAAGTGATGAAGGAATAGAGTCTTATAAAATGTTAAAAAAGAGCTTAAATCAAGAGGATTAATTTCTCTATATTTGTACTTTATTAACTAACCCCTTAATCTTATTTTTATTATGGAAAAATTTCTTTTAATTAATTCTAACGCAGCAACAATTGCGGGAGGAGACCTTTTAATGCCATGTACAAACGTAATGGCTGTAGAACAAGCAACAAATGCAACAGTAACAATTAACTTTGCTAATCAAGCGGCAGGATATACAACTTTAACAGTAACTCACTCAGCTTTACCAGCTTACTCAGCTGCAAACCCTGAGCAATGTAGAGCAATGAGAAACTTATTTGTTGACTCTATTGCAAGAGCATTATCAACAGGATGGACAACTCCAACAGCACAATTTTTTGTACCTGGATTTGCGGAATTACCAGCCCTTGCTGCAAATACAAACGTTGTAATAACTGGTATTGCTTGGTCATAATATTAACTTAAAAAAAATAATAATATGTCAGCAAAATATTTAGAAATACCAGTAAACGCTCAAGCAGTCTCTGGTACAATGACAAATGTAATTCCTTCAAGGAATGCTAATGCAATGGTTAGTGGAACCAACTCATCGTTAGGAAATGCAGCAACAGCTACTAATGCTGCAGGTGGAGTGGGCTACCCTACACCTCCAGGTGGAGGTGTGGCTACAGTTACAGGAGGCGCACAACCAGGTAGTGGTACAGGAATGCTTGTAACATTTACCCAAACAGGTGGAGTAGTAGACGTTAACACTATAGCAGTAGTTGTTGTAGGATCAGGTTATTCTATAGGAGACACAGGTACTATTACAACTGGTGATGGTCTTGCAACTTATACTATTGCAACTATAAGTAATTCAACAGCACCAACAAAAATAAATGATGCTTCTGCTTTGTTTTTAACAGGAACAAATCCTGTTCAAAATAACGACATTGTTTATAATGCATCTTTAAATGTAACTTCTGTTCAGTCAATTCAAAGTGATACAGAATTAACATTGGCAGCAGCAAATTTTCCTGTAGGTGGTGAGTCTTACTTTATTAGAAAACTTGGTGTGTTAAATAGTACAGGAGCAAATTTTTCAAGTCGTAAAATACAAGCAGGAGATATTGTTGCTAATACAACAAGAGGTAGTGGAACTACTGTATTGGCTCCAGTTACAGGAGTAAATGCGGAAACTGCTGTATTGATATCTACTGATCTTTTTACAGCTCCTGGTGGTTATGATGATACTTTTGAAATAAGACCTTTAGCAACTCAAATATATGATTCTACACAATCTTTTTTAACAACTGTTACTACAGATGATGTGGTGGATAATACTACAGATGGTGTTACGGGAACTATATTATCTATTGTAGATGACTTTAGAATTACTACTTCATCAACAGTAATGTTTGGAGATACTGATGCTTATACTATTTTTGACCAATCTTCATCTTCTAATAAAATGTATAATATAGATTCAATTATATCTACAGATAGAGGAGGTGATAACTTTACTACACTTGTTAATCTGAATTCTATAAATACGGCAGCTGACACAATTACTATTACTCATTCTGATCAAGGAACGGGTAGACTTGTTTCATCAGCTATTGAAACTGCTTTAGTTAGAGGTGCAGTGGGAATTAATCTTCCTGAACCTCCTGGCCCAGCGGTAACAAGAGTGCTAATGCCAATCTTTGGCGGTAGTCAAGTTGTAGTTGAATCAGTAGTTGTAGGCTAACCAAATTACACAATATTAAGAAGAGGCTACAAAAAAAGTAGCCTCTTTTTTTTTGCTATATTTGTAAAAGATTAAAAAGTATTTTTTATGGCTATGATAAATGAAGTTAGGAATACAGTATTAGCAATTATTAATAAAAATAATTACGGATATTTGTCTCCTCAAGATTTTAATTTATATGCAACTCAAGCGCAGTTGGATATATATGAGGATTATTTTTATCAGTATAATCAATGGATTAATAAAGAAAATAAAAGGCAATCAGGAACAGGATATGCTGATATTGTAAAAGGCTTAGTAGAGGTAATAGATTCATTTTCAAAAGAAGTTTTTTTAACTCAAGCAAATTCTAATACATTTAATTTACCTGCTGATTATTATTTAATAAATAAAATATTTTATTATCCATCTTTATTAGCAAACGGAACTACTGCTTTAGGTAATTTACCTAATACGTTAGATTCTACAGGCACACCATTTACACCATTGGGTGGGTTTAATATTGCTCAATTTCCACCTACCAGTAGTTTGGTAATAAACACTACTGCAGGGGCTTTAGCTGAAGCTTATGTAACAGCTGTTCCTACTACAAATCAACTTACTTTGTCTGATTCAATATTTTTAGTTGCATTAGGTGGAGAAACTTATTCTATATATGATAATACTAACATAACGGAAGTTGAAAGAGTTAGTCAAAATAAAATATTTTATTTAACAAGTTCAACATTAACAGCACCAACAAAACAATTTCCTTCATATGTTTTAGGAGGAAACACAATTACAGTTTATCCTTCAACTATAATGAATAATGGAGAAATAAAAGCTCAATATGTTAGATATCCTTTAGCACCTGCATGGACGTATAATACTTTACTTGTAGGAGGAGCGCCTTTATTTAATCCAAGTTTAAGCGGATTTCAAGATTTTGAATTACCTGAATCAGACAAACCAGGCTTAATAGCAAAAATATGTCAATATGTAGGAATAGAAATAAGAGAAGATATGGTGTATAAATTTGGACAAACAGAAGAAGTTCAGGATAATCAAATACAAGTATAAGAAATGGGATATATTAGTGATTATAAATATTATGAAAATAATGGTGTTAACCCAACAGAAAAAAATTGGGGTTCATATCAATATGTTGGCTTAGATGATATTGTTTCCAATTTTATGTTAATGTATCAAGGAAATAATGAAATAATAAATAACGTAGAAAGATATCAAGTTTTATTTCATGCAAAAAGAGGTATTCAAGAGTTAAATTATGATGCTATGAAACAAATTAAGATTCTACAAATGACTGTAGACTCTCAAATACGATTTGTTTTACCACCTGATTATGTTAATTATGTAAGAATATCACAATATAAACAAGGAACTTTATTTCCTTTATCAGAAAACATTCAAACAATGTATGCTCAGAGTTATTTGCAAGATGCAACTGCTGAAGTTTTATTTGATGCTAATGGAACTGCTTTAAGACCAGCCAATTCACTTTTAGACCTTGATCGTATAAAAGGTGGTGGACAAACAATGTATTTAGGACCTGGGCCTTATAATGGGCAATTAGGATATTGTTGTGATGGAGATTGGTATTTTTCTTTTGCTATTGGAGGGAGATTTGGTTTAAATACTGAAACAGCAAATATCAATCCAACGTTTACTATAGACAGACAATCAGGAGCTATATATTTTAGCTCAGGAATGTCAGGATCTTCTGTAGTTATGGAGTATATTTCAGATGGCATGAATAGTGGTGATGATACATCTATTAGTGTAAATAAATTATTTGAAGAATATTTATATGCATATATTAGATACTCATTACTAAACAACAAATTAGGTGTTCAAGAATATGTTGTTAATAGAAGTAGAAAAGATAAATCTTCATTATTACGTAATGCAAAAATTAGGTTAAGTAATATTCAACCAGGAAGACTTTTAATGAATATGAGAGGTAAAGACAAATGGTTGAAATAATATGGATATTAATACTAATTTTATAGCAGGGCGAATGAATAAGAGCGTTGATGAACGCTTAATTCCTCCAGGAGAATACAAAAATGCATTAAACGTTAGATTAGGTTCTACAGAAGCTACTGATATTGGAGCTGTAGAAAATTCTAAAGGAAACGAAAAATTAACTACTTTACAGTATGGAGGAAATCCTTTGTCCGTTAACGCTACTTGTATAGGCGCATATGCAGACGCTATAAGAGAAACTATGTACTGGTTTGTTCATGATAAAAATCCAAATGGAACTACAGTAAATTTAATTGTATCTTATAATAGTATTACAGCAATAACAACTTATCATGTTATAAGTGTTGTTGTTTTAAATTTTAATCCTTCTTATTTAATTACAGGAGTTCAATTAGTGGAAGAGCTGTTGTTTTTTACTGACAATTACAATCCTCCAAGGGTAATAAATATAAATAGGAAATACGGATTACCATCAGGAGGTGTAGATACTTTTACAGAAGATGATATAAGTCTTATTGTTAGACCACCAGGATTTTCTTCTTTTTTTAATCCTATTTCAGGTAATAGAGAATTTGATTTAGCAGTTCCTACAGTAACTCTTAATGAAACTACTAATAATGAAGAGAATTTTTTAAATGATCGTTTTGTATCTTTTGCTTATAGGTATCGTTATTTAGATAAACAATATAGTGCAACATCATTATTTACACAAGCTGCATTTCAGCCTAAAGCTTTTAATATAGAACCTGAGTCTATGATTAACGATGGGATGATAAATAGATATAATTCTGCAACAATAGAATATAGTACAGGGCCTAAAAATGTTTTAGAAATACAATTATTATATAAAGAATCCACTTCAAATGTTATATATATAATAGAAAGTTTTGTTAAAAGTGAATTAGGTTGGAATGATAACGAGAAAAAAGAATTTCAATTTTCTGCAAGTAAAGTGTACGGAACTTTAGGTTCTGATGAATTACTTAGACAATATGACAATGTTCCCCTATTATCTCAAGCTTTAACTATTCAAGGAAAT